ACAATGGTTGAAACGCTGCTTCCTTACGGGTATAGTTCCACGAGGTAAGGGAGTAAAGAGGTTGACAGGACAGGAAACGGGATATCCAGCCCTTGTTAAAAGAGGCTACTGGAATGCAAAAATAAATAGATCTGACAGACGGATGCATCTGTCCATGCTGTACACAGCGTGGAGAATACATCCGTTTTTTCTGTCCGGGAATGTGGTTTCTGTGCCAGAGGACCACCTGTGTCCTTCATTTCAAAAAACAAAAAATGGAGGACACAGAGATGTCAGAATGGATCAGAATCAGAATTAAGGATTTTTATAAAGATGCTGTTGGCGAGACAGAGTATACCTATGTTTCCCATGAGGTGTATGAGGCACTGACAGATTTATTCCGCAGGGAAGCGCATGCAGAGGAAATGCGGGACCTGCGCCACCTAACATTAGGTGGATACATAGAAGGTGAGACGGAAGAACGGATGACAAAGGAGACAGAATCACTGGAGGATATGATGATTCACCAGATGGAGCTGGAAACTCTGCAAAAAGCGGTGCAGTCACTCACGCAGGTACAAAGGGAGCGGCTGCATCTTTATTTTTTTGAGGGTCTGACTTTCCGCCAGATTGCAGAAAAAACAGGCATCAGTGACAGATCAGTCAGGGAGAGCGTGGAGGCGTCTTTGAAAAAAATTAAAAAATTTTTCAATTAGTACCCTCTCAAAATGCGTTTTAGTGTGAGTACCTTATGAAGGGATAAATTTCTGACAGAGAACTGTCTGTCAGAAAGCCCGCTCATGAACCTTGACAAATGCCGGAGGCAGCTGCTTCCGAGAGCATACACAAAAAAGATCGTGTGTGCCAGCCATATCCAGCAGTACAGATACATTAGCCATTTCAAGAGCCGTAACCGGGGCGCAGAGACACTCCTGCACATTTTAGGAATGTGTAAAAAAGACCGCATCTAAGGAGCCGAGCGGGAAAGCCGGGGTACAGCCTGTCCGTGGCAGACAGGTGCAAAGAAGGAAATGGCCTATAATGATACTCCTTGAGATTAGCCAGCACGCAGTGCTGGAGGTGAGATTCCTGTGATGTCTGCCAGCCAGCAGACAGTCTGGACTGCTGCCCATAGAATACAGAAAGGCAGGGAATGGCATTTTAATTTTTCATTTGTCTGTCTTTGCAGTATTTTGCTCCGGGGAGTAGTGTCGAATAGGAGCAGAGTGATTTTTTAGAAATGAAGGATTATGACAATAAGACTTAATCACAGAAACCATGCGGCGGAGGGGAAGTATTCCGCCGCATTCTTGTGTGGCTAAGTATGAGCACGATTGATATTGAAACAAACTAAATTTTGTGAAATGGGAGGAAGTGCGGTATGAAATGGATTATTGGAGCAGTCTGTGTGATGACTGTGATAATCGTGGCAGGAATATTCATGGCAGGTGTTGCGTACACCATTGCAGAAAAATACTAGACAGACTGAAGAACTGAAATGAGTATAGTTGAGATTAAAGAGGAGTACAACAGAAATGAAGAAGGAAGCCAATGAGGTCATGTACAAGATGGCAGAATATCTGTTAAAAAATATGCAGGAAAACGGGCTGATCAGCAGGGAAGAACAGGAAAAAATCAGGTCTTTAAACATTGAGACATTTTCCCCGGAACTGGCAGAAGTATATCTGTAAAAACACTAGCTATTATTGAAATTGTGTGGTAGTGTATGTTGCTGACAGGGACTTATAATCCCTGAAAATACAGGGAAAGGAGAAAAAACATGGCAAAAAAGTCACAATTATAAACGCAGCGCCATCAAAACCCAGCCAGCCCGGGAAACCAAAACTGAGGGTGTGCGGATATGCCAGAGTCAGCACCGGCAGCAAGGCACAGGCAGAGTCCTACGCCACACAGGTAGCCTATTTTACAGAAAAAATAGAGAACAACCCATTATGGGAATTTGCAGGAATGTACGCTGATGAAGCAGCCACTGGCACAAAGGTAAGGGGCAGGGAGGAATTTCAGGCAATGATTGAAGCCTGCGAGAATGGGGAAATTGATCTGATTCTTACAAAGTCCGTCACAAGATTCGCCCGCAATACCGTGGAATGCATCCAGACCATAAGGAAGCTCAAGGCGCTCGGAGTCGGCATTCTTTTCGAGAAAGAGAATATCAACACACTGACTGAAAAAAGCGAACTGATGCTGTCCATCCTGTCATCCATTGCACAGGGTGAATCGGAGGATTTCTCAGGAAACAACAGATGGGCAGTAGAGAAACGGTTTCAGGAGGGTACATTTGTTATCGGTACACCCGCCTATGGATACAAGAATGATGAGAATGGCGAGCTGGTGATTGTAGAGGAGGAAGCAGAAACCGTGCGGTGGATATTTGACGCATACCTGAATGGTCTTGGCACCTACCTGATTGCAAAAGAATTAAATAAAAAGGAAATCCCAACCATACGGTCAGGTGAAAAATGGTGTAACAGGACCATTCAGGAAATCCTGACCAATCCAGTTTACGAAGGCAGCCGCCTGCAGCAGCGGACATACACCGAATCACAGTTCCCGTTTGTGCGGAAGGCAAATACCGGACAGCGGAACCAGTACCTGATAGAAGATGACCATGAACCGATTGTCACCCATGAGGAAGCAGAGGCAGTGAGAAAAATCATGGAATACAGGAGCCGGTCACTGAAAATGGGCGGCGGTAAATACAAGAACAGGTATTTATTTTCAGGCCGTATCATCTGCGGTGAATGCGGGGAGGTATGCAGCCATATCCAGCCAAGGAGCAGGGAAAAGAAGCGTGGCGGCGCAGCAAAGTGGAAATGTAAGAATTATATATATCAGAACCATGTATCCTGCACAGGCGGTTTGATCACAGATGGGCAGGTGAAAGCAGTCTGTGTCAGCGCCATCAACCAGATGATACAGGACAAAATGCGAATGCGTCCTCCTGTAACAGCAAAAGAAACAGTCAGTATGGAATACAGGAAACTAGATCGCAGGCTGGAACTGGCGAAAAACAGGAAGAAACAAAATGCAGCGACAGGTAAAACCAGACAGGAATCCGACGATATAGAACATAATCATATGCATGTGAATACGAGGCAGGAAAACAACCCTGCGGATATCATGACACTTATATATGAAAGGGCACAGGAGAGATACCGGACTCTGGAAATAAATGATACAGATTACCGCACAGGAAAGATGCAGGAAGTCCTTTCGGACAGGAATGAGCTGACAGAGTTTGATGAAGATCTTTACCGAAAGCTGATCACAAGGATTGTGATCTATAAAAACAATACAGCTAAGGTCGTCTTCCTGAATGGGAGCAGCATAAAGGTAGAATATCAGCCAGACAATCATAAAATAACAGAAAAGGAGCAGAAATGACAAGAACAGCAGAAAAGAAAAAAATATCCATGATACCCGCCAAACCGCAGTATGACCGCAGTGTGAAGGCTGCGGAGAAACGGCTGAAGGTAGCCGCATACTGCCGCGTCAGCACGGAGCTGGAACAGCAGGAAAGCAGCTACGAGGCGCAGGTGGAATATTACACCAACAAGATAGAGGAAAACCAGAACTGGAAAAATGCGGGGATCTACGCCGATGACGGTAAAAGCGCGACAAACACCAAAAAGAGGGACGATTTCAATACCATGATCAAGGATGCGCTTGACGGCAAAATTGATATGATTCTTACCAAGTCCGTGAGCCGCTTCGCAAGAAACACTGTGGACGCGCTCACCACCATCCGCCAGCTGAAGGAAAAGAACGTAGCAGTGGTATTCGAAAAGGAGGGTGTCAATACCTTAGACGGTACAGGTGAAATCTTACTGACAATCCTGAGCAGTCTTGCGCAGGAAGAAAGCCGGAATATCAGCGAGAACACAAGATGGGGCGTGGTGAGGCGCTTTGAAAAGGGACAGGTCATTGTCAACCACAACAAATTCATGGGCTACACCAAAAACGACAAAGGCGAGCTGGTCATTGTACCCGAGGAGGCAGAAGTGGTACGCCTGATTTTCAGGCTTTACCTTGAAGGCTACAGTACCGCCAAAATCAGCGAGTATCTGGAAGAAAAGGGAATCAAGACAGCGACCGGAAAAGACAAGTGGAATGCGACTGTAATCGCAAAAATGATCCGAAATGAGAAATATATGGGAGATGCATTACTGCAAAAAACATATACGGTAGATTTCATGACCAAGAAGAAAATTGTCAACAATGGTATTGTGCCGCAGTACTATGTGGAAGATGACCACGAGGCCATCATACCGAAAGAATTATTTTTCAGGGTACAGGAGGAGATCATGCGGCGGGCTGCCATGTGCAAGTCCGCAGTCACAAGAAAGAAAAATCAAAAGAGTAAATATTCATCAGGATACGCCCTGACTGGAATCCTGCTGTGCGGCAAATGCGGACAGGAATACCGCAGGGTGACATGGGCAAGAAACGGCAAAAAGAAGATTGTGTGGAGATGCTCAAACCGCCTGACAAATGGTGTTGAGCAATGCAGTGATTCCGAGACCTTGGAAGAAGGCGCACTGAACAGGGCAGTCATGGAGGCCATCCACCGCATTACCAGAAACGAGGGGGATTTTGTCGGAGCCTTCCGCCAGAATGCCATTCGGGTAATCGGCAGCTACGGCAGGGAACAGCAGTCTGACGAATACAGCGATCAGATAAAGGCAAAGCAGGAAGAAATGGTCGCGCTGATCGCAGAGAATGCGAAAGCAGGAGATTACACACAGGAATTTGATGAACAGTATCGTAAAATTGCGGAGGAAATCAGTGCCCTCAAAGAAGAGCAGGCAGAAGTGGAAAGAAAAAGCTTGCAGAAAATTACGAACAGCGTGTAAAGGATATGGATGATTTTATTAACGCAAGCACCTGCCAGATACCGGAGTTTGACAACGACCTTGTGAGAAGGCTGATTGCAAGTATCAGGGTAATCTCTGCAGACAGGATAGAGATACAGTTCCAGTCAGGAATCGTGATGGAGCAGGAGATTGCTTATGAGTAAAATGGCGCAGGAATAACAGCTGAATATGAAAATGTTATTCCTGCCGGTTTACGGTAAGAATAAAATGCCCGACTGTATCTGGTGTTTTATTGTTGGCATAAGCAGTAATGCAGAAGTGTATTGAAAGCAGACCGAATAGCGGCTTGCTGCAAAAAAATAAAATGAAGCGGAGGAGAGAAAGTGAGAGCAGAGGAAACATTACAATTTATGATGGATTTTTATCCAGAGCTATTTCCATCAAGGAAACATTGTCTGAACCATCTGTTTTGTACCATCGGGAACGGGTATGACTGGAGGAAAGGCGAGCTGGTTGACAGGGACTGTGAATTTAGCAAAAGATACAGGTTTGCCCAGAATATAGAAAGGGCAAAACCAAGAAATGAGGAATACTATCAGGTACGTTTGAAGCTGGAAAAAGAGCTCAGGGAACAAAAGGGGGACAGCTATCGGATTACGCCACAGAATGTCAAATATAATTTTGAATGGAGCACACCCTGTAAGGATTACTCGTATCTATACCATTATCCAAAGAATATCAGGGAGGATTGGCTTGCGCTGATAAAGGAATGTGAGCAGATGTTGATCGAAGATGGGGTGATTCAGGGAGACGGTCAAAAGGAAGGGCTGGAGGAGCTACAGGAAGAGCAGAGTGGTGGGATGCAGATGGTATAGAGTATGCAGGTTCGTATAAATATGACGAAAATGAGATGATTTTGTCATATTTATACGGAGAGATGGGATAACAAATTTTTTGATTATATTAGTTTTGAACATATTTTGATTGCCGCGCTCTATCAGGTTGGTACACCTATACACTTTTTTCGGTGAAGTCAAACAATAGGTGAATACAGAATAATCTGTAGATGATTAAAGAATAAACAAAGGAATTCATAGTTTATCTA